GATGGAGTAGATGGACTTAAAGACATGAGGCAAGAATCCCATGATTTAGGTTTAGTATTAGATGCCAATACAATTAAAAAAGCAACTCAAGCAGAAGATGCATGGGGTCGTGTAGCAAAACAATTCAAAGCCATTGCTACTATAGCAAGTGGTCAATTAGCCGACGCAATCACACAAATAGCAGATGATATTGCAGAAATGTTAAAGGACAAGGAAAAGGTTCAACAAATAGCAGATACATTCAAATCATTTGGTGATAATCTCCGTTATGTATGGGAGCATATGGATGTAGTTATTAATATGGTTAAAGGGTTTGGTATTGCTTGGGCATCTATAGGCATTTTGGGAATGGTTGGGGGATGGAAAACATTTGCGGCCGCAGTTCGTACATCATTTACTGCATTAGGAATGGTTGGATCTCAATCACAAACATTAGTACACATACTTCGTGGGTTGCTTGCTGCAACCGCAGCATTAACTGCTAAGTTTTTAGCAATAGCGGCCGCTATTTGGGGTGCATATGAAGCAATTAAATGGTTTGTTGGATTAGATGATGAGATTAGATCTCATGCAGATTCAGTAGATCGGTTATCTTCTTCATACAGAAATTTATATGGAAATATGACACATTTCAAAGCAGGCACATCTGCTGAGGAAGCAAGAAAGGCATTTGAAGAACATGAAAAATGGCTTATAAAAATGGGAATTAAACAAGCACCTACTGATAAGCCATCAACACCATCAACTACCCCTAAAATGCCTGAATTACCAAAAGTAGATACTACACCAATGGATGCACATATTAGTCAATGGCAAGATTATAATGAAGAAGTAAGACAAACAACAGGAAATTTCTTACCACTTAAAACAGCAACCGCTGAATATAATAGGAATGTTGAGAAGTTAAACTATGCATTAAAGAAAGGTATGATTACAAATAAAGAACATGCTAAAGCAATGAGTAATCTTAATCACGAATATGCTGAATTTGCTGGTATTATACCAATGGTCAATGATGAATTAGATGAACAAGAAGAAAAAGCAAAAACATTTGCAGAAGCCTGGAAAGATGCATTTAAGGAATATAAAGATGCTGCATTTGATGCTGCTAATGAAGCAAAAACAATATTTAATTCAGTAGCGAAATCAATGGAAGATGCAATTTATAACTTTGCTAAAACAGGTAAAATGAACTTCAAAGATTTTGCTTCGTCAGTTATTGATGATATGTTAAGAATACAAAGTAAAAAATTAGCCGCTAATATATTAGGTGGATCAGGTGTAGGTAGTGGTAGTTTATTCAGTGGTTGGTTTGCTGGTGGTGGTGTAATACCACAAGGTCGATATGGTGTAGTAGGTGAAGCAGGTCCTGAATTAGTACAAGGTCCAGCAAATGTAAGTAAACCAACAGGTGGTAATGTTACATATAATATACAAGCAGTAGATGCACCAAGTTTCCAAGCAATGATTGCAAGAGATCCTGCATTCTTATATGCAGTAACAGAACAAGGAAGGAATACATTGCCTTCATTTGGGTAAGGAGATTAGAATATGAGTTTTCAATGGATATTTGATAATGCTGAAACAATATCAGTTAATAATAAAGAAGTAGTAGGACAAACTATTTCCAGAAATGGAACAGTAAGGGCAACATCAAGAGGTTCTGCTGGTACTTCTTTTACAGTTAAATTACCCGATGGTATGCCTTGGGATCAAGTTTCAACATATATTCAAGCAATAGAAACAGCAAATAGATTTTCAGTAGAAACAGTAGCATTTAGTAATACAGGTTATACTAATTGGATTAATACAGGTCCATTAACACCAGGACAAACTTGGGATGTTATATGTGTAACAATGCCTGAATGGACTATATTTCAAAGAAACCAAGTACAGTGGTCAGGTGCATTTGTGTTTCAAGAGAACTTAATATGATTGATTTAAGTTCATATTCAGCAATTGAAAGTGCAGTATTCGTGAAATGGGTTATTCCTAATTTTCAAACTGCATTATTATCTGATTATAATACACCTATTACATTTAATGGGGATACATATACAAGTATTGGTAATTTACTTAATGTTAGTGGTATCACTTCTGAACTTAAAGCAAGCCCTTCTAAATTAAGTATTACATTATCAGGAATACCAGTAGCAAAAGTAAGTGAAATATTAGATAATGAAATAAAGGGAAGTAGTTTAGAATTATACAGGGGATTATTTGATACAAGTGGTGTATTACTTACATTACCAGAAAACCCAGTATTAAAATTCAAAGGAATAGTAACAAATTATGCAATAACAGATGATGTTGATTTAGGTGCAAGAGTAGCAACAAATACAATATCATTAACCTGTAATAGTATAGTAGAAGTACTAGCAAAGAAAGTATCTGGTAGAAGAACTAATCCAGTTGATTTTCCTAATGAAGATAGTATGGATAGAGTACAAGCATTAGCCAGTTCAAATTATAACTTTGGGGCACCAGTATGAGTTTTTTCAGTAATGCATTTAGTTGGTTAGGTGGTAATACATTTGGTGCTAATCTTGCCAAAACAGCAATATTAGGTTATGCATCAAGATTATTAAGTGATAATGTAAATGACACATCATCACCTGAAACAATTGATGAAGGAGTTAGATTACAACTTAACCCAAGTACAGAAAACAAAATACCAGTATTATATGGTGAAGCATATTTTGGTGGTAATATAACAGATGCAGCATTAAGTGCTGATTATAAACAAATGCGATATTGTTTAACATTATCTGAATTAACAGGTAATGCTATTGATGGTACTGCATCAACATATACATTTAATGATGTATATTTCAATAATAACAGAGTAATATTCAAAGCAGATGGTTTTACGGTTGATAAAACAATTGATAGAAGTGGCAACGAAGATCCAAGTCCTGAAGATTTAATTAAAGTATATTTATATAAAGAAAATACACCATTAAATGGCGGTCCAGTACCAAATACTTTAATGACACATTGGACTAATCACCCAATGACTAATTTATTATATGCTATTGTAGAAGTAAATTATAATAGATCTAAAAATGTTACTGGTTTACCACAATGTACATTCCATATTACAAATAGTACTAATATGCCAGGTGATGTACTTAACGACTATATGACTAACACAACATATGGTGCTGGTATAGATTCATCTGAAATAACTGGATTAACAGAACTTAATACCTATGTGCAGAATGGGTTTACATATACAGATGCCGCAGGATCACAACAAGTAGGACAAACAAGAATTAATGGATTAGTTAATACAAATACAAATGTATTGAATAATATGCAAGCCATAGCAAAGGCTTGTAGTTCTTGGTTAAGTTATGATATACATCAAGGTAAATGGGTAGTAATAATCAATCAAACAGGTACATCAATAGCATCATTTAGTGATAGTAATATTATTGGTGAAATATCAGTATCAGGTACATCATTAACTGGTTTATATAATAGTGCAGAAGTAAAGTATCAAAACACAGATATATTAGATAAAACAGATTTCGTTAAAATTGACATACCAGCAATAGATTTATTTGCCAATGAACCAAATAATACATTAAGCACTGTATTACCATTTACTAATAAACAAAGTACAGCATTAAAAGTTGGTTTAATTGATCTAAAACAATCAAGAGTTGATAAGATTATTAGTTTCAAAGCAGACTATAGTTTTATGAATGTAAAAGCAGGTGATTTAATTGATATTAGTTCATCTGCATACAATTATACCAATAAAGTATTTCGTGTAGTAAATGTACAGGAAGTAGAAACAGATAGTGCTATTGTTTTAGATTTCAAATGTCTTGAATATGATGCTGATGTATATACATATGATATTGCTGAATACCAAGTAGAAACAGATGATGGATTATTGAGTATAGGTAGTATTGGTAAACCCAATCAACCAACAGTAACAAACAATGACACTGGTAGTAACCCACATATCTTAATAGGAAGTGTAGTACCCAGTGGTATTGTTGATGAAATGGAGTTCTGGGTAACACACGACACATCAGTACCTAATGATTATGATAGAACATATGTAAAAGTAGGTACACAAAGCAATACAGATGGAAGTACATTTACAGAAAACCAAGCAGTTACATTTCAATATGGACAATTAAATCAAGGTGATTTATATGTAAAAGTAAGAGGTACAAATAATATAACAACAGGACCATTTAGTGATCCAAGTGGTTTAATTGCATATGTACCAGTACAAGAACCTGATAATTTGCCAGATGGTGTAAGTATTGGTGGACAATTACTTAATTTGGGTATATTGACATTACTCAATAATTTAGATACATTATTTGATGGTGATCCAAATACAAGTATAGTAGATGCGATATTAGATGATTTCTTCCCTAGTCGTAACCCAGCGACACCAATTGCTAATCAAGTAGCAGAAAGTTTAGTTAATGATCAAGCATTTGTTGATGATTTAGTTACAGCAACTCAAGGTGCAACAGTAGTAGCACCACAAACCATTGATGAATTAACAGATGTGGATACAAGTAGTTCTACATCAGGCGATGTATTATCATTTGATGGTACTAATTGGGTACCAGTATCACAAGACGAAGACGAACCAGCAATTATTTCAGGGTGTATGGATGCCACTGCAACAAATTATAATGCCGATGCAACGGTAGATGATGGTAGTTGTGTATATGATAGTGGTGATCCTAATAATCCGTTATATTTTGGTGGTAATTGTTCAGATCCACAATATACTAATAAATGTGCTTGTGAAACTGCATTAGAGACTTGGACAGGTGATACTACTGCAAGTAGCACAACTACATTCGCTGGTGCTGGTGTATTTAATACACCTATATCATCAAGTTTAACTCGTGTAGGGCAATTACCACTAGTTCATAGTGTAGATGTTCCATCTACTGGATCATACTTTATGACATTTGCAAATACTTCATTGTATGCACCAATAACATTAGGAATGGGTAATATAGAATTAAAAAGATCAGATGGTACATTGCATATGTCTATTCCAGCAAGTAGTTGTATTATTCATAATAATGTATTAGAAATACCATTTTCTAATCGTGATCGTACAACAGATTATTATATATTAATGGATGAAGGTGTAGTTGAATATTGCGGTGTACTTTCGCCAGCAATAACTCAAGCATCAGAAACTATTCATACTACAGAAGGGAAGTTTCAAGATATAACACCTTATGCTATTCCAAGTAATTCATTAAGTACTCCTCCTGTTGATATAGCAATTAGTACATATACAACAGCAAACACATTACAAATTGATCAATTTACAGTAGAGTTTAATCAACAACTACAACCAGGAACAGGTAATATAGGCATATATGAAATAATAGGTGGAATTAATCAAGGTGTAGTTGTTGAGTTTCCAATTAGTTCGTGTCGTATTGAAAATGATACAGTAATATCCCCATTATTCACACCATTAGCATTAGATAGTACATATTGTATCTTAATTGATGCTGGATTCGTAACACAAGATAATACAGCAACAGGAAATTGTGGAATAACACCAGTGCCATTTATTGGGGAAAGTGATATTACCGCAATGCCAATAACATCAGGTAATTCATTTACCTTAACGAAGATTGATTATATCAATGATGCGGAAGATGATAATGTGGAGGTACCAGTTAGAACTAATTTTGCAATGGAGTTTAGTAGGGAGATATACTTAAATT